TTACTGCCCCATCTTTTAGTAGCTTCCCTGTAGTACCATCATACCGAGCAAGACTATTATTAGTTGCTGCAGCAGGACCAACCACATCGCCAGTACCAGCGCCAGCAGCACCCTTCTCAGCAATAGTATCCCACTTAGCGGCCGAGAGATCAGTTGCAAATACCCCTGAGGTGTGTGCAACTAGACAGATATAAGAAGATCCTGCCTCTTTAACTGCATCATTCACTTGATAAGCAGTTGCAGTTAGCCATGCACCTTCCCAATCAAGGGGTACGTAAGTTGCAGCGGTGACTGCAGAAGCAGCAGCAGCGACAGCCGAGGCAGCAGCATTTGTTTCTGATGTTGTGGCAGTGCCTGCGTAAGCTACAAGTTCACTCGCTGTAATACGAGGAATACGGATTTCTACTTTCGTACCTATCGGCCAAGAAGCAGCGGCCGTACCATCTTTACCACGACCGGAACTAGCCACTGTTAGTACATTAGTGGCGCGGTCATCTACCTTTACAATCTCATAAGTAACATCATCTGTTAGGGTTACATAGGAGTAGTCACCTACGCCATAGGTAGGGAACAATGATCCAGATGTTAGTATAAGACTACTGGAGAGATCTGTAATAGCAGAGGCTAGTGTAGTCCCCGCATTATTAGCAAACAAAATACCCATTTAATTCATCTCCATTGTGTTGAGTAGTGGACCATTCCACGTAGCTGTTATTTCCATTTGGTAGTCAACAATAAACACAAGGGGTGGAATCGGACGTGTAATAAAGACAGTTATCTTATCTTGCCTAGCACGTACAAAGTCTTGTGGGTGTCTTTCTTCCCAATCTGCCTGACAAACTAAGAACCCATCCCAGCGGCTCTTAGCTTGTGACATTTTAATCTTTCGGGAACAAACATCACAGGTGACGTTGTGATCCCCTGAGTTGTAGTAGTTCCGACTCATGTTTACCCACCAAAGTAGATGATGTATTCTGCGCCTGTCCCAGTAACATCAGCAAAGATACCATCCTCACATACAACTGGATTCTCAAAGATAATATGGGTAGTTACTGCAGAGGTGGCTTGTGTGGCTTTGCCTACAACAACACCACTGGCTGCACTAGGATGATCATATACAATTACTGAGGATGCTGTACTACCACCAATAAGAGTGATAGCGTTAATTCTGTTGCGACCAGTTGCAATAACTGCGTCGGCTGTTTTTAGACCACTTGAACGTGAGGATGCCATTTAATATACTCCTGTATAAGATAAATGTGAAAAGGGGGACAGATTCCGCTACGCAGTTTCCATCCCCCTAGGGTATTACTTAGAAGCTATAACCCTGCTGTGGGAAATAGTATTCAACTTTAACTAGCCATGGACCACCTGTAGTAGCTGCTGTACCCGTTTCTGAGTAGGCTGCTTTGTACAGAGTATCTGCAGTTAGTTGTGTACCTAGTGCCGTACCAGCAGTAGCACCAGCAGCGAAGTAACCATCACCACTAGTCTTAACACTAAAACTATCGAGGATTTCATCTGCAGTTGCTGGGTTAGTACCCACATCAATGATAGCCGTAGTAGCTGCATCGGATGCGGTAACACCTAGAACATACACACCAGCAATAACAGCATGCTTAGGAATAACAAAGGCCTCAAATGCTGTAGTATCAGTACGAGCAACTTGGACAACCTTAGTGAGTACTTCAATTGCTGGCGGGGTAGTACTAGTAATAACTTGATTTGGACGTAGTGCCATATAACTCTCCTAGAAGAAGGGGGCCGAAACCCCCCTCCGGTTAATTAAGCACCAGCGGAGCCGTAGAGACCACGTGGATCTGACCAACCAAAGCTATAACGTGCAGTAGCCTTGAACTTGGCATTCTCAGTGTCGAAGTCATTATCCATTTCAAACTGATCACCACGACGCTCAAAGTACTTCATGCCGTCACCGACGTTAGTACGAATGAACCATGCATCTGGATCGGTTAGATAGTGGTTAGTGATAACACTACCGAAGATACCTGATTGCTTAACAGCGTTAACATCATTAAGATCAGTACCAACACGGCCGTCAGTATTTAGAATACGAGCAGCTTCAAATTGAAGTTGATAAGGGATAATGAGACTCTGTGGTTTAGCTGCAATGAGTAGACCACGATCATCACGGAAACCTGCGATGTCGATAACGGCCTGCTCAAGTGATGCTTCTGATAGGTCAGCAGCAGTGCCGATGACGTTAGAGAAGGTACCACCAGCAACGTTAACGTGTGATGCACTTAGGAGTACAACACCATCACCACCAGTGTAACCAGCGGTCTGGGCACGGTTGTAAACGTTAGCAGCAACAATTTCCTTGGTTTGACGCATTGAACGAGCAAGGCCCTTGGCTTTTTGAGCACCAACCTTACCATACTGGTCATCTTCAAAGATTTCACGGGTAACGATAAAACCAAGTGCATATACAACATGGTTGTATCGTGAGGTGAAGCCCTGACGCTCTGAATCATAAGTGATTGGAGCGCCTTCAGCCTTGGTTGAAGCAAGACCAAATGAACTAAGACCAACATCCTCTTCGTATGCACGATCAGATGTATTCTTTTCAAAGAGCTTATCCCATTCGACGGCGTAGTCGTTGTATGACTTGCCATAGATTGAGTTTAGACCCGGCCAGAGTAGTTTGGCAAACGAACTTGAGGTAATTACAGACATTATTTATTCTCCTTATAGACCAGTGGTGCCAACAGAATTATACTGATGGACGTTAAAGCCTACAAGCATTTTAGCGGATGCGGCTACTTCATTACCAACACGCTGAACAAAACCGAGAAGACGGAAGTTAAGGGTGGAGGTAGCTGCCTCAGTACCAAAGTCAATGGTAGCTGGGGAGGTTACAGTTGCTGAGGTACGGGCAGCATTAGCATGGCTAATGTTAAGACCCACATCAGTTACAACAGGAGTACCGTTGGAAGTTTCCACTTCACAAACAATATCAGGACTATCTGCAACAAGAACATAACCAGCAGCAGTGGCTGCAATTTGGTTACATGCTGGTAGATCAAGAGTGATGGAACCGGTTGTCATCTTGCCAGCAGGGTCAATCTTTGGATTAACCAAACCAATAACAATACCAACAGGAACATCAGTAGCACCGCAGATATCGACAGAAGCGATACCATTAGCGTCTGAGGAACCCGCTAGTTTAACCACATCACCGACTAAGATTTCGTCAGTGGCAGATGATACATAATACAAGTTGGACTGGCCGTTGAAGGCAGATCCATTTGTATGTTTTACGACTTTAAAGCCGTTAATACGTGAAGTATTAGCCATATTTTATTTCCTTATTATTAGCTAAGGGCTAGGAGAATTTCACATCTCCATACATGCCTGTCTTAGCTTCTGTTTTCATAGATTGTTCGAGTTCTTTGAGTTTCTGTTCTTTGTAGGTCTGGTCTTCTTTGTAGTACTCATCCGTAATACGCATGAGATACCCCTGAACACCACCACCTACAGAAACTTGTAAAGGAGAACCTTCCTTAGTTGGACGGCCTACTCGACGATCACCAATTGTGACTGCGTTATCTGCAACAATTTCATATCCACGCTCCTGAAAGCTGGCAATGCGGTCGCCAGTATCATTCACGATCCTATACTCATAACCCGGCTCTTTGCCTTTAATGCCTAGGACTGAACGATCTGCCAACGGAGTCCGCTTCGGACGTTGTTTTGTATTAGTAGTCATTATTTTGCACCTCTCATGCTTTTAACTTCTGCTATGTATTCTTCTTTAGTCATTGCGCCTGTACGAACAAATGTGTTCATAATCTTGCGCTCTTCATCTGATAGTTCAAAGGTGCTTTTATTAGCTGCTGAGTTTCCATTGGAAGCTCCTTCAACTGAGTTAGCCTTAATCCGATTGGGATTGGTGAACTTATCTTTGAACTTACTCTTAACCTCTGCTGTAACGTACTTAAGTACATCTACTGGATCGGTGTCGGGATTCTGTCCTGCATACCCTTGTCCGATTATATCTGCGTAGCGCCGCATCTCAGTATCCTGCGTGTACCACTTATTAGCTTCTGTCCATTGGACAAAGCGTGGATCTGGTTGGTTGGGAGTTACCTCACGAACAACCTCACGTGCTTTCTGCTCTGCTTTAAGATCAGTTAAGATCTCTGTCGCGTCGATATAGCCATCTGAATTTCCTTCCTCCAGATGTCGTTTTTGTAGTGCCTTTAGTTCCTCTACAGCTTTCTTAAACTCCACTTCCTTTACCTTTGTATGATGTTCTTGTAACATCTTTAAGGCCTTCTTGGTGTCTTTCAGCTCTCGACCCATATGGTCAATCTTACCGTAAAGCTCACCACGTTCTACGAATTCCTTGGCACCTCGCCACTTGCTCTCATCCCCTTCCCACTCCTCCTTTGGACGCCAGCCCTGATCAATGGCCTGTTGTTCAATATCAGTATATTGGGGAGTACTCTCTGGCAAATCTGCTGAGGTTACTTCCGGGGTATCTACTACTTCATTAGGAACGCTAGGTTCTAGTTCGTCTGCCATGTCAATCTCCTTGAATTACTACTAGTATGTCTTCATCGTTAACGACAACATACTCAGATCCGTCTTTATCTTTCACTTCTTTGCCACTATATTTGGCGATGATGACACGATCTCCTACATTAACTGTAGCAGCACCACCTCCATAATCTTTGAAGGCTGTATCACCGAGTGAGACAACAGTAGCCGTTTCAACAGCCTTCCTCTCTTTCTTAATAAGATCGGGGGCAATGTAGATACCAGACACTGTTCTTTCTTCGACGGTATCCAACTTTAGGATAATTCTATGTAGTACGGGAATTAGCATGTTAACCCTCTATCACATCATCAATACGGAAATCGAGTAACTCTCGATATGCGTAGATGAAACCACGGTTGAAGTTGTCAGCAGCAGGATCTAAACCTGCTGTGGCTACCAAGGAATCCTTGGCATCCTCAATCCGATAGACAATAGCCTCAAAATAGGCCTGTGTTACAGGGTCTGATTTCCAATTAGTGAAATCACTTTGACTTATTAGAGCCATTCTTTACATTCTCCTTTGAGAGTTGTTGTTTCTGATGAGCATGTGTCATCTGTTGTCTTGCTTTTGCATCTTTTGTAACTAAATCAAGTCTGGTTGCTAGGGCTGATTGGGCTAAACCAGCCTTATGCTCTTCATCTGCCTGTCGAGCACGCTGTATGTGCTCAATTTGCTTCATTTGAAGATCCGTCATTGTGGCTTTTTCTTGTAATGCCTGCTTATGCTCTTCCGCTGCTGCCTGAATCTGCAGTTTTGCTTGGTCCATCTGCATTCCACGAGCCTCCTTCTGCTGTTCTACCTGAGCTTTAAGCTTGATAGCTTCCATCTTAGGGTCAGGTGGGGGAGGACTTGGTTGCTTGATATACTGGTCAGGCTGTGCAATCTCATGTGCCTCTAGATATAGCTTAGTAACAGCCATTGGATCTAGTGTACCAAGATTTAGTATCTGCATTAGTGCTTGTACCTTACCCTGTTTCTCTTGCGAAGAGGTAGCCGTAGGATCAGCACCCGGGATGATGTCATCCTCTGGTCCTTTATAATCTTCTTGTCCTACCTGCAGGTCCAGAACAGCAATGTACTCTTCTGGATTAAGATACTTACGGTTTAATGTGTAAATCTTACGGAACTCTTTGGTAAGAGAGCGAAAGACTCTTTTATACACAGCAGTGAATACCTTCATCCCCTGCTCAATAGTCGCCATAGTCGTTGTTGCTGGTGTGTTCTGACCCGGCATTTTCCCGGTCATAATCTCCGCTACAGATGCTAGTTCCTTACCCGACTTTAGAAGTAGATCCAGTAAGTTGAATAACACTTGACTCGGATCGCGGACAGGAAGCGCGAATATTTGTTTCTTAATATCGTCACCAGTGGCATTGACTACCTTCCATTCCCCGGGCTGGAATCGGGCCTCTCCCATTTTAATGCGGAGTCCCTTGCCAATAAAGCCCGTCTGTAAATTACTAAGTGATCCAGCATCTACTAGTTGATTGATAATGGTATTAGCGGAATCGTTCAATGGTCCTAAGAGTCTACCAAAACCAATGTCGTAGAAGCCACCATCTGGGTTTGGAATGAAGCTATACTTGGTGTAATATTGAATTGCTTCAATAGAGATTACTTTATCTTTTTCATCTATAACAACAGTGTCAGCATCATACCGAGGTACAATACGCAACACCTTCTTTGAGTTCTCTTCTACGGTAATAACATAGGGTTCTGAGTAACCATCACCATCAATGTCAATGTATCCGTGCTGTTCTAAGATAGTGTAGGGGGTTGTTTCATCCTCACCACCATCTGTTTGAAATGCTAGGTTGACTCTATCAGTACCGATGGCTGTTGGGGTGGTTGGGTCATCCAATTCCACATCCAAGAAGATCTCACGGTTGATGCGCTCTCTAATCTGGCGCTTAGTCATGTACAACACTTCTGTAATACGTTCTGCCTCTTCTAAAGAACGTGTAGTATAATTCACTACAAGATACTTAGGTAGGACTAGTTTGGAACAGTTAACTTGTTTAGCAGAATCCCAGTAGGTCTTCTTGAAGCAGGTACCAGCAATAGGAAGGGCTAGAAGTAGCTTATCCATATCTTCTTCCCAATCAACCATCTCATCCATAACCTGATAAGACATGTGCTTGGAAATACGCTCTGCTCTATCTGCCTTCTCACCTGTCTCATCATAACCAACTGCACGGCACTTAACAATCTTACCGTTAGCTGG